GAATGGTATCAAGGCTATGACACAGATGTATCAGGCGTGCTCGATTGACAACGATCAACCCGATATCATAATCACAACTCCAGTTTTGTATTCAGCGTATGAAACTGCTTTGCAGGCGAACAAACGCTGGGAGGGCAACGCTACAGATGGTGATGCTGGATTTCAGTCTTTGAGATTCAAAGGTGCAAGTGTTTACCCGGACAGTCACTGTCCTGAAGGGCATATGTATTTCCTGAACAGCCGTTACTTGGACTTCAAAGTTCATAGCAAAAGAAATTTTGCTTTTGAAGATTTCAAGCCAATGGAAACTAAGGATGGAATCCAAGCCAGAATCTTCTGGATGGGTCAGCTCGTTTGTAGTGCTCCACGCTATCAAGGACTACTTGTTGGTGGTGCAACTGGCTACTAAAATAGCTAGTTAACTGTAAAATAATCCTGATAGAGTTCGTCTCTTGAGGGAATCAAAATCCTGATGGGGGGTGGTGGTTGAACTGGTGTTCTCCTTACCACCCTCCTGATGGAGTAAAAAAGGAAAAGATATGGCATATAGTTATAATTATAATACAGGTGATGGGTCAGCAGGAAACCCCGGCAACGTAAAGATTCAAAATGTAGTGATTGGATATTACAAACAGTCTGGTAAGGTGGTTGCTGAATTTGATACCCGTGGACTGGATTGGAATACAGGGGATTCAAATTACGTTACTGCCTACATACGGTATGGTGGTGCGACTAAAGCCACTCAGAATATCACAGTAACAGATATGTGGAAACGTCAGATTATTACGTGGGAAGCTGGTTTAGACCTGAATTTACAAGATTTAGGCAGTGTAGCAGTAACCCTTCGTGTGGATGATGAGGATAATTCTACTACAGATACGGCTCAGAATGTGAAGATTGATCTTGATCCTAACGAATACAGATTAACGCTTATATCTCCACCATCCTTCGGGGATGATATTACTCCCGATGTTGTTTGGAGCTTACAGGATTTATTTTCAGAGCAAAAGATGACTCCAACAGTATCAGTTGAGGGACAATCAGATACAACTTCTATGACGGTAACATTTGAGGAAGCGGTAAGTCCTAAAGTATTTGCAAGTGGCTATATCAATTTAAACGGAGTAAAATTTACAGATTCCAGTCTATTGCTTAGTAACGATGATGGAAATGCCGGGAAGGCTTACTGGAAGAAAGCAAGTAAATACACAATAACAGCCCCAACTATGTCAGCTGGGGATAATTCATTCACGCTTGCACTTAACTGCACAGCAGTGTAACTGCATAACAATATAAGGAAATAAGAAATGGCAAATTTAAATACAAAAACAATAAGTGCTGGTGTCGGTGATATACTAGCGGTAGCTGATGGTATCACTGGTACAGGGAAACAAATAAAAGATGGAAGTGGGATTGGTTCTCCTCTATATATAACGACTACAAGGGTTGGTATTGGGACTGCTACGCCAACACAAAATTTATCTTTTGGGTTTGCTACATCAACCATATCAATGGATACTGATAATAAACGTTTACTTCTAGCTGGTGGAAGTACAGCATCTGTAACCAATGGTGCTTATATAGATGTCAGAGGTTACGACTATGGTGGGACTGGTTCAGGAGGTGATATAGTTTTAAGTCCTGGCAATGCAACTGGTATGTATGTGGATATTGATAATACTCTGTATGTGAAAGACTCGAAAGTCGGTATTGGAACTGATAATCCAAATAGTGCTCTTGAAGTGATGGAGCCAGGAGGTGTTGCAAATAATACCACTATCTCAGCCGCTATGGATGCAGGAATAACTCTAAATTCTGGAAATACTGTAGATCACAGTGATTTTTATCCAGCACTTTCTTGGTTTTGTGGCGATGGCGAGGTTGACGCTGACAACAAGAGGGCAGCTGCTATTACGGTTCAGGCTACACAAAATGGTTCTGGTTCTAATCAATCTGGTGTTAATATGAGATTTTATGTTCACGGAACAAATGAAACAATTTCAGGAAATAATATTACTGCGAAAATGTGTATTCTTTCAAATGGCAGAGTCGGTATTGGGACTGATATTCCAACCTCAGTACTGAGACTCGAAAAGGATTTAGATGACCTCGGAACTACGAATCCTAAAAATGCAGGATCGCACCATCTATTAATAAAGGGTGGATCTGGTGAAACAGGAGATACTGCTTCTATAGCATTTGCAACCTCAGATGATGTCAATGTGGGTGCACTTATTATGGGGATTGATGCTGGTACTGGTTCTGAAACTGATTTAGAGTTTTGGACGGATGGTGCTATGCGTATGCACATTGATAACGATGGCAAGGTCGGTATTGGGGTTACTGTACCACAAGATAAGCTAGATATCAAACCTAGTGCAACTGGTACAGGACTTGCCTTTGCAATGTCTGATTCTATGGGACCAGCTAGTATTACCTGGTATGAAGGTAGTGGCGATATTGGTACTACTTATCAATGTTCTATTGATGGTATAATTGCAAATGGGGAGAATAATTTAAATAGACGAGGACAAATGGCATTTTATGTTAATAAATCTGGAACCGCTGAAAATAATAAGACTCTCGCTATGGTTATAGAGGGATCGAGTCTTGATGTATATCCTGGTACAGGTGGAACTCAAGATTTAGGGCAACCTGCCACAAGATGGGAAGGAGTATGGATTACTGATTCTGCTATTAGCGGGTCTGACCGTGAACTTAAACGTGATATAGAGGATTCCACACTTGGGCTTGATTTTGTGAAGATGTTAAAGCCTATCTCCTATAAATGGAAAGATAGGGATATAGAGGGTTGGGGTAAAAAGGAATATAAGAGAAGGCACTATGGGTTAATAGCCCAGGATGTGAAGGCAACACTGGATGATTTAGAAATAGATACAGTGGACTTTGCTGGGTATATAGATGGTAAGTCTAAGACATTTACATTGGAAGATGGTACTGTAGAAAAGAATGGTGATGATGGTCCACTTTCTCTTAGGTATACTGAATTTATTGCTCCTATGATTAAAGCAATCCAAGAATTATCAGCGAAGGTAACAGCTTTAGAAAACAATAACAATAACAAACAAGGAGACAGCAATGAAGGAAGCAGTGAAACAGACAGCGGAGGAGCCGATAGTAACGGAAGCGAAGGTTCAGGAGTATACCAAGAACCTTCAAGTTCAGTTGCAGGAAGCTCAGACGAGAGTGGTGATGTTGCAGGGAGCACTTCAGGGGATGGAGCAGATTCTTTCCCCAAAGGAGAACCCTCCTCAGAATGGACAAAAGCCCAGTTAAGGGCATACATGGATGCTAACGGTATTAACACTGCAAATGCAGGGGATACTAAAAGCGATTTAATAAATAAGATAGGAGTATAACAAATGTTAGGATCAGAAATGAACGCAAACCTTGGCTTACGGTTAGAAGACCCAGCTGAGAGTGTATTTACATCACAGGCAAAGGTTGACGCAGTTAACCTTTCACAAAAGACTGTAGTCAATATGGTTGACAATGGTTATTTCACCGAACTGGAGCGGATAGCAGCAAATGCTGTAGTAGATACTGATGGAGAGTGTGCATTTGGAAGTGCTGGTATCACCCCCATGCGTGGCGGTATTACTGGTATCTATGACAAAACAAACAGTCTCTGGTGTACGATGGTTGAAACTAAAGACCTAAAAAGGCTCGAAAACGCATACCTTGCTGGCTCAACCAGTAATCCGGTAGCCTATGTTTTCCAGGAAATAATCTATATCAAGCCAACGAGTACAACCTCAATTGATATATGGTATCTTAAAACCCCACAGGATTTTGATTATTCAGATTCATCGAATGGCACTGGTGGTATGGGTGCTGAGTGTGAGTTGAATCCTGCTCTGCACGAGTTGGTTTTGGATTTTTCTGAAGCACAGCTTTGGAGAATGGATTCTAAGCCTGACCGTGCAAATTCTGCTTACAATAACGCACTTAACTTAGTTAAAGTATTAAATGATCGTTATCAGGTAGAAAAACCCGAAGGTATTGGTACAAAAGGTAGATAAACGTGATTCAGCAAATCCCACTAGGTGGGGGGCTGGTCACACAAGTAGATCCCGAAGAGGTTGGAATTGCCGGGTGTACAGAGTTAATAAATGCGGAGTTTGATAAACCGGGCTTAATTTATAAGCGTAAAGGCAAGGGTGCTCTTGAGGCAATTTTTGCAAATGTCAAGGAGATGACCAAATGGATAGCTCCAAGTGGTACAGCATATTGGATTCTTTTTGACGGTGGCGATGGGAAAGTTTACATAACCGAAGATTATACCAGCTTCCCATTGGGGGGTTATATTTTCAATAGCTCTGAGAGCTATATCAATATCCTCAACTACGGTAGTATGCTTCGATTTGCAAATGGGCTTGGGTTTGAACCAAAACTCTACCAATATATAGATAGAGATTTCTTTTGGTGGGACGGTTCTACCCATGGTTACGAATTTACTCCAGCTTTCCACACTGACAAAGCTATTCCCCAATCTATTGATTTCACGCGTGTCAAGAGTGGGGAATGTGTTTCTGACTACACCACTTCTATGGCTCATTTAACTAAGAGCTACCAATATAAGCTCACCTTTGTGTACGATGGAAATCAGGAGACTGAATTACCCAAATTGAGTGCAGTAAATAGTAAAATGGTTTTGGATGCTGGTGAATTAGGTGATACCAGTGTATTCTTCTTTGAGGTAGAATTTCCTGAAGCAGATTGGAATCCTCGCTGTACTGGAATCAACGTCTATAGAAGGGAGGGTTCTGGAGCATATTACAAGGTTGCTTCAGCTAGTACACTTTCTAGGGATAAGGATCAAAATGTCCAAGTTGTAGATGGGAATGCATTTACAACTAAGGTGATGGTGGATTCATCCAATGGATTAACCTCTGATGTAGATGGTGAAGAATTATATGTAAATGGATTTGCCCACACCATAGCTACTCAACAAAATGGACAATTTGCATCTATGACACATGCCCCAAATGGTGAACTGGACAATACTTGGGGGAAACTCACAGGTCTAGATGCAACATTTGATTACAGCCCAAGATCAGACACCACGACTACTACCGGGGGGTGGTATGTTGGAGAAGCTATCACATCTGGAACAGATGGCATATATGACACAAGTGGAACAACTGCTGGAAGTTGGGATACTTCAGGTGGGTCTATACCTGGTGGAATGACTATTAGTCAAAGTTCAACTTTCGCAAAATATGGTACTTATTCACTAAAGTTTATAAATACTGGTGCTAACTGGAGGTCTGCGTTTTACAACTTAGGCACAGCATTTGTGACTAGCGATACAGTTATGATTTCTTTTTGGTTCCTACTTCAAAATATGGATGAGTATTGGGATGCTTGCAATTTTGGGCTGGGTGTTACTACTTCCCAGAATATGGATGTTAGGGTATTGAGTTTTGCCAATTATGATGACAATGATACTATGGGAACCGATACAGTTTGGAGGTATTGCCAGCAAGAAATTCCATTGACTGAAGTAGCTGGATATTCAAATGGTAACCCCTTATATCTTGTTTTTTCTATGCAGAATGACAATGGATTAACTGCAACAGCTTATTTCGATAATATTGTAGTAACTAAAAAAGTTTACAATACCACTACTGGCAAGCTTGGATTTGGTGATGACGTAGGAGCATCCATATCCTTTGACCTTGGTGCTGAAGATTCAGCACAGGGTTGGGGAGTACAGGTGAGTGGAACAAGTGGGGATATTGGCAAAATAAAAAATAACTATCAGTACGCATTTAAGAGTCAAGATTCTGCCTATAATCATCACACTTCACAAACTATTCACGTTAACCGAAGTTATATGTGGCAGGATACAGGGACTACACACAGATTTCACTACCGTGATTTGGATGACACAAATGGAATTGTCCATCCAACTGGTGAGACATCCCTAGATGTTAACTTCACATATTCAATCAATTTAGAGGGTAGGCAATATGTAGCTGGTGTTGCCCTAAATCCATCAGCAGAGAATGAAACCCACGATGACTGGGTGATGTTCTCAGAGCTTTCCCAGCCGGATGTGATACCCATCACTAACTACATAGCAATCCCTGATATGCAGGGTGGAGAGATAAAAGGTCTGGCTAAACTGATTGGAGATTTAGTGGTCTTTCAATCTAAAGGAATCTACCGTT